GTGAATGTGACTACTAACAATGCACCGAGGGACATCATCCACGGCTTTGAGCTGGCCGAAAGGGAGCGCTCCGAGTTTGATTACCTTGAGGGTGATGACCTCGATATGGCCACCTTCTTTCGCTACAAGGGCAACGTGTATCACCTGGGCGATGCAATGCGAGTCGAGGAGGGCAATTCCCTGTGCAAAGGCTGGCAGGGGTACTACGGGGAGACCTATTTCTCCGCAGTAGTCTTCAAGTATCGCGGTGATGACCAAGTGGTTGTCGGTCATGCGTTCTGCTGAGGGTCACGCAATGGAACTGGCAATCGTAGCAATGTGCGCAATCCCTGCGGTCCCTATGGGTCGCTTTGTCTGCAACCTTCTGGGCCTGTGAGGTGAGAGCAATGTGGGTTAGAGGATGTCGTGAGGTAGAGGATGACATTGAGGAAGTCTCAGAGGATCAGGCTGAGTTCTTTGGTGTGTACGAGGCGGACGCTGATGGACTGCACATGTGGGTGGCGGACTTTGGGACAGTAGAGGAGGCACGTCAGTTCGCAGGGCTATAAGTGGTTCAAGTCGAGCACCTTCAGACGTACCGAGGGTGCTCCGCTGGATTCACAACGTAAAGCAATGCAATGAGGAGCAACACCATGAGCACACAAGGAATCTCTATGGCCTTGAGGAGGCAACACGCCCTCGAATTGACCAATGAGCGTCAAGCTGAGCTTGGTCAGACGTTTAACCAGCGGGTGAAGTTCGCAGTGTGGGACAGAAGGCGGGACCGGGCGGAAACCGTGTGGGACAGAAGGAGGAGTGCGTGATGTTAATCCTTGGCACTGATCTACCTTACGCACTGCAACAACAGGCGAAGCGTCTATATGTCCACCGCTTCACTGGGGACCATAAGCCGTACTGGGCCAATCACACAACACTCATGGGGAAACCATACCCTGTCCAGTTCGCAGACGACGCGGATTGGCTTGCAAACACCCACTTTGAGGTGACCAAGAAGGGCGCATGTAGTCGGCGCGTAGTCCACTGCCAAAGCAACCCAACATGGCCGAACAACCCTGAACTAAGGAGGGTGGCGTAATGTACAAGATTCGATTAGGCCCGCTGCTCACCAAGTATTTCCTGAGTTACAGCGAGGCGAAGACCTTTGCGAACTCCTGCGGTCTCCCGCTTAAACGCATCAAATCCGTCCACTGAGTTGTTCAAGTCGAGACCCTGAAGAGCCTCGGGGTCTCCGCTGGAAGCACTAATGCAACGCAATGTAAAGCCAATATAACGCAATGTAACGTAAGGATATAACGTAATGAGAATGTATGCCGCTTGTCTCGCCAGCTATAACAATGGTGTCCTGCATGGGGAGTGGTTCGACCTTGAGGAGTTTGACGATGTTTCAGACCTTCAGGAGGCCATTAAGCACAAGGTTTTGATGACCAGTCGGTTTCCTAACGTGACCGTAGAGTGTCCGCACTGTGAGACAGGCCGCCGTGGCATGGGCGTGGCTGAGGGTCGGAACTTTAAGGGGTTCTATGCGTGCTCGCATTGTGACGGCTACGGGAATCACCCAAGCGCCGAAGAGTGGGCCGCTCACGACTATGATGGGGAAGGTCTGTCCAGCTTTGGCGAGTACCCGAACCTTGCGAAACTACTGGAGCACGTCCGGTTGGTCTCCGAGTACGGTGACGCATGGCTGGCCTACGTGGAATGGCAAGGTGCAAGCAATGCGACCGAGGGGGATTTTCTTGACTCCTCACTGGGTCAATGTGAGTCAGTACGGGATTACTTCGAGGAGAGACTTGAGGAGTCAGGTGTCCTAAACGAGGTCCCAGAAGAACTACGCTACTACATTGATTTTGAGCAGTACGCAAAGGATATGGAGTGCAATGGAGGCTACCACTTCGAGACATACAACGGGACCACCTTCGTGTTCTCATCTTGAAGTATAGTTCATACTTAGAGTGTAACAAGGCGAGGCCCTGAGCGAACCACGGGGCCTCATCTGGTCACACTTAAAGCAACGCAATGCCAGGCAACTGGCCAATGGAACGTAAGGCAATGACAAAGACAAGCATCCTGAGGAGGCCGACTTCTCGCGCCTCCCAAAGTCACACCTAACGAGCCTCAAGCGAGCCCTATCACCTGGGGCTTTTTGTTGGCTCAAGGAAAGACCCGAATCGTATGCAAAAAGGAGCACATATCGTGGCCACAGTACCCTTCACAGAGGACATCGCGCCTCTACTGGAGAGCATGGACGGAATCCCTGTTGACGATACCGTCCCGTTCTCTGACGCCTTCAAGAAGATCATGGAGGAGCATGAAGGGAACCCGTGGGGGCCTCAAGCCACTGAGGCTTCCAAGCTGGCCACACGGCTGCACTTTGCGGGCTGGTCTCGCCAGGAACTGGAGTCTGTAGGGCTGAAGCCTAAGGACGCAGAGAACTTCCGAAGCAAGTTCAAGCTGACCCTCCCACGGGCAGGCCGACCACGGGCCAAGAGTGCGCCACAAGAACAGAAGGCGAGCCACTGCACGGCTAAGCCTGTAGTTGATCCCATCGAAGCTATACGCATCAAGTGCGCCCTACTCAAGGACCGCATTGAGTGCAATCAAGAGGTCATCCGAGAGTGCCACAAGGCAATCGAAGAGGCTCGCACAGAACTCAAGAAACAGGAGGAAGCCTTAGCGGTTCTCTCCTCCTGATAAACCAGAAGGAGGACCACGCAAGGCAGTTTAAAGCGGGAAGGGGAGGGCTTTAGTCTTCCTCAGGCTCTTCGTAATCGAAGCGCTCGTGAGCAACAGCCGCATTGAAAGCGTCCACCAAAGACTGGCTAAGGGCTGGGGCTTGGGTGCCCGCAGGGATCGCAAAGCGGGACAAGCTGGAGGTTTCCTGCGGGTCTACCTCTGGACGGTGCATAAGCGCCTCTATCAATTCAACTAATGTAACGCAACGTAAGAGGATCATAACATGACCACTAAAGCAACAGCAGCGAAGTCCATCAAGTTCTACTGCATGGTCCCGCAGATCACCAACGGCCAGATCACCGGACACTCCGCGAAGTCCACCTTCCACAGCCCGACTGGGGACGAAGACCTGTTCTATGGGATCGACACAGGGCCTACAGGAACACTCACGGTGACCCTGGGCTCCATAGGTGGAACGGTCTACGTCTACAAGCTCTCAGACATCGTTGGGCGCATTGAAATCAGCGTGTAGCAGTTAAAAACCCTCACTTAAAGAAACCAAGGGTTCTTCCCTAAGACACTCAAGGTTCTTCCTGTAGTTCCTCTTTAAGTTCTTATAGACATTAGGATTATCTTCTGATGCGAGCACTGCTGCCCGTAAAACACGACTTCAGCGACATCAAGGAGTCTCCCGCTGCATTCACGACACTCGCAAGGCTCTTCGGTGAGGACCTTGCAGTGCAACAACTGGCCCTGGAACACGAGGCTTACGAGCTGGGTGAACAGCGCTTCGTGAAGAACTTGGAGCGAGCCATCGAGTCCGGTGACTTCGCAGATAGCCAGCCTGCCCAGCCCTTGCTGGCGGCCTTGGTCCCACGTTTCATAAACCGCTACAACGAATGGCTTGAACACCAGAACACCAAGGTCCGCCGAAAGCATGTGGCCATTGAGGAGTTCCGCAAGCTCAAGCCTGAGATCGCCGCAGTGGCGACCATCAAGCGGGTCCTGAGCCTCCTGGCAGTGTCCGGTGAGGGCAGTCCGGTTCAACGGGTCGCCATTGGCTTAGGTCAGACCATCGAAGACGAGATGCGCTACGGGCGAATCCGAGAGGAGGAGGTGGAGCACTACAAGCGTTTCGTCAAGCCTGCCCTGGATAAGCGCAACGGCCAGCTCTACAAGAAGGAGTACCTGAAGGCCGTCGAGCAGAAGATGCTTGAGGCGGGCGACCTGTCCACCGCATGGGTCACCTGGGACCGCGACGAAGCCCACCCGGAGAACGACAGGCGCTTCCAAGTTGGCATCAAGCTGATGGAAATCCTTATCGAATCCACCGAGTTGATCGTGGTGGTTCGTGAGCACGCAGGGAACGTGAAGAAAGACCAAGAGACCGTCTGCCTGCACCCTGAGTGGGTCAAGAAGATGGGCGAACGGGCCTTTAGTCTCGCGGGGATTGCCCCTGTGTATCAGCCTTGCGTCGTCCCACCGAAGAAGTGGACGGGCGTTAAGGGTGGTGGCTACTGGGCACGAGGCCGCAAGCCCCTGAACTTCATCCGGGTCCGCAACAAGAAGGCCCTGGAGCGCTACCGCGATGTCTTCATGCCTGAGGTCTACGATGCGGTAAACCTCGCACAAGGGACCGCCTGGGCGATCAACACCAAGGTTCTCGCTGTGGTCAAGGAGTTGGCCGAGTGGCAGAACGTACCAATCAAGGATTTCCCACCACTGGGCGGCGAAGAGCTTCCCCAGCGCCAGGAAGGCATGGACGAGGATGAAACGATCCTCAAGCAGTGGAAGAAAGACGCCTCCAAGGTCTACCGCCGAGAGCGCGCCAGGACATCCAGAAGGCTGCGCTTCGAGTTCATCGTAGAGCAGGCCGAAAAGTTCAAGGAGTACGAGGCCATCTGGTTCCCGTACAACATGGACTGGCGAGGCCGGGTCTACGCGATCCCAGCGTTCAACCCTCAAGGCAACGATGTGACCAAGGGTCTCCTCCAGGCTGCAAAAGGGGAGGCGATTGGTCCTGATGGCCGCAAGTGGTTAGCGATCCACGGGGCAAACACTGCCGGTGTGGACAAGGTGTCCTTTGAGGACCGCCTGAAGTGGGTCGAGGACAACAAGGCGATGATCCTTGAGGTCGCCAAGGACCCACTGGGTTGCACATGGTGGATGGATAAGGATTCACCGTTCTGCTTCCTGGCGTTCTGCTTCGAGTGGGCTGGGGTCGAGAAACACGGCGACCTCCATGTGTCCGCACTGCCTATCGCTTTCGATGGTTCCTGCTCCGGTATCCAGCACTTCAGCGCCATGCTTCGGGATGAGCGCGGCGGTCGGGCTGTGAATCTGGTCCCTTCGGAAAAGGTTCAGGACATCTACCGGCTGGTGGCTGATGAGGTGAACAAACGCCTCCTGGCAGACATTACCAATGGGACCCTCAACGAGGCAGGAACCAAGGTCAACGAGAAGACCGGAGAGATTCGGGATGTCTTGACCCTGGGAACCCAAACGATGGCCAAGGGCTGGATGGAGTACGAGGTGACCCGTTCGGTCACTAAGCGCTCCGTGATGACCCTGCCGTATGGCTCCAAGGAGTACGGGTTCAGTGACCAGCTTCTGGAGGACATCATCAGGCCAGCCGTGGATAACGGTGAAGGCACGATGTTTACCGACCCTGGCCAATACGCCCGATACCTTGCAAAGCACATCTGGGACTCAGTGAGCACCGTAGTGGTTGCAGCCGTTGAGGCCATGAACTGGCTCCAGTCGGCGGCGAAGCTGATGGCCACCACCGTGAAGGACAAGAAGACCAAAGAGATCATCAAGCCTTGCCTCCCGGTGAGCTGGACGACTCCTGATGGTTTCCCTGTGTGGCAGGAATACTTCAAGCCGGAAAAGAGGCGCATCGACCTGATGTTCCTCGGGACCCACCGGATGGAGGCCACCGTGGTCGTCAGGGACTCGAAAGAGTTGGACGCCAGGAAGCAAGAGGCCGGAGTTTCACCAAACTTTGTTCACTCCCAAGACGGTAGCCACCTCAGGAAGACCGTGGTGAAAGCCAATAGGTCCTACGGGATTGAGTTCTTCGCCCTCATCCATGACTCCTTCGGAACCATCCCAGCACACGCCGGGAAGATGTTCAGGGCCGTCAGGGAAACGATGGTTGAGACCTACGAAAACAACGATGTCCTTGCTGAGTTCCGCAACGAGTTTATGGACCAGCTCCACGAGACCCAACTGGAGAAGATGCCAGCCCTGCCTAAAGCCGGAACGCTGGACCTCCAACTGATCCTCCAATCTGACTTCGCATTCGCATAAGGAAACCCAATGAACGCAGTAGTGAAAATGACCAGAAGGACCACCGAACGCCGTTCCTTTGAAGAACACAAGTCCCTTAAAGCGCGCAAAGGGAAGTTCCATAAGGCTCAGCGTGGTCAACGTGCGGAGTGGGTAGCATGAGCAATATGAGTGTCCGGGTTGAATGGTCCCGGTTCGACAAAGTAACCATCAAATTCACCACCAAATTGATCCTTGGGGAGACCGAGCAGGTTAGCCACGAGCTGGTAGACCGCCGACTCCTCAAGCGAATGAAAGCCCTGAGTGGTCCTGTGGAGTCCCGCTGCAAGCAGCTCGCAGACCAAAAGGCAAACGCAGTACATGAGGCCCTGCGCCTCCGCTTAGCCGCACTCACCCAAGCCCGCCACGTTACCGCCCAGGAGACCAACTAATGGCCGTTCAAGAAGTGATCCTTGAGACCAACCCAGCGCTTCCGGTTCCGTACAGCGAGAAGGCTGTCCTGAAGGCGCTCAAAGAGTCCTACCTGATTGCGGACACCAAGAAGGATGGCGTCCAGTTGAACCTGCTGGTAGACCCAGTAGACCCAGCTCTTTTCCTCAGTCGTGCTGGTAAGGCATTCCCTGCACTCACGCACCTCTCAGACGGTGACCGGGTTACCCAGGTAGAGATGCAGATGCTCACCCTTCTGTCCGACGACTGCTGTATCTACCCTGATGGCTTCATGCTCCAGGCTGAGATCGTAACTCCGGGCCAACCTGCCGAGATCACAGCGGGCAACCTGCGCCGCAAGTCGAAGCCCCTGGACCTGTCCACCATCGAGATTCACGTCTTCGGCGTGGTTCCCCTGGATGTCATTGAGTCCGGTGAGGATCACGATGTGACCCACGGGGTTATGAAGTACCACGTCGAGGCCATCACAGCGCTGCTCAAGAAGCACGTCCCACAGATCAAGTGGATCGTCACCGAGAGCCTGGATGTGTTCACCCTGGAAGAACTCCAGCGGACCTATGAGGCTCGCCGGGAGGCCGGGGAGGAGGGCTTGGTTCTCAAGGACCCACTGGCCATCTGGAAGCGCGGCAAGAAGGTGGGCCAGTGGAAGATGAAGCCTGAGGACACCATCGACGGGACTGTTCAAGGTCTCGTGTGGGGCACTCCGGGTCTCGCCAATGAAGGCAAGGTGATCGGCTTCGAGGTTCTTCTGGAGGATGGCCATGTGGTGAACGCCTGTGGCCTCACCCAGGAACAGAAAGATGAGTTCACCCTGACTGTGGCCCAGGCGTCTTACACGGAAGAGAACAAAGGCTGGCGCGGGGGCCACAAACTGGTCCACACGGCGGGCCTTGTGTCCCTGGTAGAAACCATCGTGAACCCATTCGGAGGCTGGGCCGTAGAGGTGGCCTTCATGGAACGCTTCAAGGATGGTAGCCTACGGCATCCGAGCTTCAGCCGCTGGCGTGGCATCAGCGATCCGACAATCAAGGAGTAACACCATGTACAACAACGACCCCTCGAATTTCCTGTGGATGATTGGCGTATCCATTCTGGTCGTTGTTTTGCTCCTTGATACTGACTGGAAGCGCCGCCTCTTTGAGACCTACCCAGAGAAGCTGAAGCGAAGCGAGGAGTTCCGCAACAAGGAAGCCGCTAAGTTCCAGAAGCGCCAGGAGGAGATCAAAAAGCTCCTCAACCGCTAAGTCACTATCTGCGCTCCACCCAAGGGTCGGCTCTTAACTGAGTCGGCCCTTTTGTTTGCCCTAAAAGATAGCTCCCTAATAAATAGTCTCCTTGGTTCTCAGGGTTAAAAACCCTCACTGATAGCGACACACCGCCATCAACCAACAACCAAGGAGAATCACATGGACAAACCGTCCCCTTTCTATATGCACCACAACCGTGGTGTCCCGAAGCTGGCCTTCAGCATTCGCCAGGATCGCCGCATCCGTATGGTCGAGAAGTCACCCTTCAATAGCGTGGTGATCTCCAAGCCCTGCGGTTCCACCTTCATTGTCACCAAAGGTCTGTGCGCTGAGGCCGTCCGCCTGGGCCGCCTGAAGCTGACCCCGTACACCGGCAAGTGGCCTGTTCTGACCCTCCTTTGGACCCGCTTTAAGGAGGTGATCCGTCATGGCCGCTGATCACAAGGACATCATGGGGCTCCCGCTTCGAGTAAACGACCCGGTTGTCTTCTGCCGTGCTGGCAGCTCAAAGAACATGACCGTAGGTGTGGTCACTCGGGTTCTCCCGAAGACCGTAGAGATTAGCTACCCGACTCAGCACAACCGCAGGCCCGATAGCGTCTTCCGGGCTCCAGAGGATGTCGTCCGTGTCTAAGCCAATCCTCGCCTTCAACAGCATCCGTGGGAAGTCCGGCAAGGACACCCTTATTGAGCATATCGAGGCATCTGGCCTGAAGGTTCACCGTGTGGCCTTTGCGGACAACCTGAAGCGTGAGTGCTCACTGGCCCTGTCGTCTGACCCAGCGCGCCACCGCGAGCCTGTGCTTCTGGAGCGCGACATGCACACCTCTGCAAAGGACGCTCAACAGTACAGCCTGAGTATCACCAACATCCCCCGGAGTGAGTACAAGGCGTGGCTCCTGAATCAAGTGGAGCAGCACGAGTGGAACATTCCGCGCTCCCTCCGCTGGCACCTCCAGCAGTACGGCACTGAGTACATCCGTGAGCACCTTGGAAAGCCCGACTATTGGCTGGACCAAGGGATTCTCGATGTCCTCAACGGGCTCTCCGATCCCTCGGTAGACCTCGTGGTTGTCACTGATATGCGACTGCCCAACGAGTACGACGAGCTGTCCGCAATTGGTGCCCACCGTCTACGCATCGTCCGCAACTGGCACATCCCTGAAGTGGACACCGTGCCCTATCACCAATCCGACATCGCCCTTATGGCGCATCCGTTCGACGCCCTTGTGGTGAACGAGTGGGGCAAGCCTGAGGACATGCTCGACAAGATCGAGGAGTTTCTATGAGCAAGGAAGTGCTGAGCCTGTTCAAGGCCAACGTGACCGTCAATGGTCGCCCCGAGGAAGTCCCAGTGTGGGCTGAAGACCTCGACAAGGCCCTGGAGCAAGCCGAAGCCGAATACGGTGAGGTTCAACGGGTCCGCCCAGTGGTGGCCGAATGAGTCCGCTGGATGTGATAGTGCTGGTGTACGCCTCATTGTTTCTGGCTCTGGTTTTCACTCTCTGTGGGGGCTTCCACCTGAAAGCCGGTCTGATTATCAACTGGCGTGGCCTTTGGGTCGGCTTCCACTACTCGTCCTTCAACAAACGTCTGTGCATGAATCTGATCCCCTGCGTGACCATCTGGGTCTGCGGGAAGGGCGGCAACGTGCCTCAAAAGGAGTACCGCTAATGCGCATGGCACAAGGTAACACCCGAGCAAAACCCGATGGCTACCTCCACCTGTGGAACTTCGCGGCAACCAAAGGCAGCGGCCTTGCGGGTGCCTTGTTCAACTATGTGATGACCAAGCGCCAACAGGGAATCGTTGAGGCTGCTCTGATCGAACTGGCCGAGAAGCAGGCAAAAAGCGAGACCCACGAAGGTAAGTGCGCTGTGGCTACCGAGATGTACGCCCACTTCAAGCACGAGGTTTGGCGTTTCCGTAAGGAGTTCCTGCTGAGCAATTTCAAGTCAGTGGTCTACGGCACCTTCAAGCTGTTCCGCCGCAATGCAAGCGAGCTGATGGCTATCGAGATCAACCGCGAGTACCTGCAAACGGAATCCGCGAAGGTCCGCTGGCCGTGAGTGCCTTGATCTTCGGGATCGTGGTTGTGGGGCTGATCGTTCTGGTCTGGATGGACCACACACAGCCGCCACCGGGTTGCCCTTAAAAACCCTCACTGATAGCGGAACTGACCGCTGAACCAAACTCACAGATAAGGAGAATCCGATGAGTGCTGCACCCAAGAAGGAATATTTCTTCACACCTCTGGGCACTGTTGAGCCCTACTGCTACATCGCCAAGGCTGACTTCGGCACTGGTAGCTTCGCCTCCGAGCGCGGCAAGTTCAAAATCAACCTGACCGTCCCAAGCGACAAGGCCCAACCTCTGGTTGACCGCATCGTCAAGCTCTATGAGAGCGACTATGCCAAGCGCCTCGCTGAGCACAAAAAGAACCCGCCTGCTGTGGTCAAAGGCAGGAAGCCACCACTGGCTCCGTACCAAGGCGACCTCCCGTTCTTCGAGAACGATGACGGCACCGTGACCTTCAAGTTCATGGCCTATGACCGCTATGAGAAAGACGGCGAAGTGATCATGCTGCCTCTCAAGGTGGTTGACGCCAAGGGCAAGCGCATCGAGAAGGTCCCGAACATCTCTGGTGGCTCTGAAGGCAAAGTGCGTTTCTCCATGTTCGCCTATGGCTGGTCCAATGTGGCCGGTGCCTCTGTGAAGCTCCAACTGGACAGCTTCATGCTGACCAAGCTGGTTGAGTTCGCAGCCGGTGGTGACGACTGGGGTGGCCAGGAAGAAGACGGCTATGTGGCCGACGACTCCGACAAAGGTTCCCCGAAGTCCGACTGGGACGAGCAAGAAGAGCCTGAAAGCTCTGATGGTGATGATGGCGGCGACTTCTAAGTGGCCACCGTCCGAAGCCGAGCGTATGCCCTAAAGGGCGCAGGCACAGTAACTGCCTACCGCTCAGGTCTTGAGGAAAAGATCGCAGCTCAACTGGAGGCCGCTGGAATCCCAGTAGCCTTCGAGCAGTTCAAGCTGAAGTACATGGTCCCAGCCCGTGAGGCTACCTATACGCCCGACTTCGTGTTGCGCAATGGGATCATCGTGGAATCCAAGGGCATCTTTGATGTCGAGGATCGCAAGAAGCACCTCCTGATCCGAGAGCAGTACCCTGAGCTGGACATCCGGTTCGTCTTTTCGTCCTCCCGGTCGAAGCTCTACAAGGGCTCGAAGACCACCTATGCGGAGTGGTGTGAGAAGAACGGCCTCCTATTCGCTGACAAGTTGATCCCTGTTGCATGGCTGCGTGAACGCGCTAAGGCCATCCCCGAGGGCATCTTGATTGCGAAGGGAGGTGACTGATGGCCGTCAAGTTCAAACCCCGTGCAACCACGGACAAGATCGTCATTCACTGCGCAGCCACTAAGCCGACTATGGATATTGGCCTGCGTGAAATTCGCCAGTGGCACCGAGAGCGCGGCTTTCTGGATGTGGGTTACCACTTCATTGTCCGGCGCAATGGTGCTGTAGAAGTTGGCCGCGAGGTCGGTGTGATCGGTGCTCATGTTGAGGGCCACAACGCGACTTCAGTGGGTGTCTGTATGGTCGGTGGTATCGACCAATCGGGTAAGCCCCAGGACAACTTCACGCCTGAGCAGTGGGTAGCACTTGATGCGCTCATCTGGAAGCTCAGCGAGCAATACCCCGGTGCCTCAATCGTAGGCCACCGGATGCTTGACCCTAAGAAGGCTTGCCCTTCGTTCGATGTCCCAACGTGGCTAAAGGCCCGTCCCAAGGACATCTAAATCCTCTACTGAAGGCGCACCTGTCACCCAACCAAGGGAGGCAGCTCTGTGCCTTTGGTTCCTTGACAAGGGAGCGTCATTATGATCAACCGTGCGAGCCTACAAGCCGCCTTCGACCTTCTGGACCTCCTGAAGTCCAAGGGATACAAGGCAATCATTGCGGGTGGTGCAGCCCGTGACATCTTCTTTGGAGTCAAACCCAAGGACATCGACATCATCGTAGTGGACACCACTATGGATGCTGTTGAGAACACCCTACGCGAGGCGACTGTTGCCGCTGTGGGGTTCCATATGTACCGGGGTGAAGTCACCTCGGACCGCATTATGGGTGGCTACAAGATCGCTGGTGTGGACATCGACATCGTTCTGTACCGCTGCGAGTCGGTGGCTGAGGCTATTGACGCATTCGACTTCAACCTGAACCAGTTTGCCATCGTGGATACCCGACACGGGGTAGATGGGGCATTCGTTCGGTTTGTCGGTAAGCACCATTGGGGCCAGCTTGTGGCAGTCCGAGAGGACACCACGGCATCCCGCAAGGGCCGAATGATCGACAAGTACATCGACCTGATCCCACGGCGTGCCACCGGGGAGCTGATCAGCGAAGCCCCTGTAGGTGGTGCTGATGGCCTCTTCTGACCTTGATCAAACGGAAAGTGAGTTCCTTCAGCACGTCCCGTGTGAAAACTGTGGCTCATCGGATGCGAACTCGCTGTACACCGATGGCCATCAGTTCTGCTTCGCTTGTGACGCTTATGTCCCTGGAGATGGTGGAGCGGGGCACTCTCGGAGTGCTCCAAAAGTTGCTGATGGTTGCCTGGAGTTTGGTAAGAGCCAGGGTCGTTACACCGATTTGCCTACTCGTGGCCTTATGGTGGACATCTGCCGCAAGTATGGGTACTGGGTCGGCAAACTCAATGGTGTGAACTACCAGATCGCCAACTACTACACCGAGGATGGAACCCTCGTAGGCCAGAAGCTGCGCGACAAGGATAAGAACTTCAAGGCTCGTGGTGAGATGGGCAAGGAGCTGCTTTTTGGGCGGCACCTATGGAACGGTGGGAAGAAGATCGTCATCACGGAAGGTGAGATCGACTGCCTGACTGTCGCCCAGATTCAAGGAGGAAAGTACCCAGTGGTCTCCCTGCCGCAAGGCTCGAAGTCCGCTAAGGGTGCCATCGCCGCGAACTATGAATACCTCGATCAGTTCGAGGAGATCATCCTCATGTTCGATATGGATGACCCAGGCCGATTGGCAGCGCAGGAAGCGGCTGAGATCGGACCGGCAGGCAAGATGAAAATCGCTGTGCTTCCCCTCAAGGATGCCAACGAGTGCCTGCTGGATGGGAAGTCTAAGGCAGTCATGGACGCCATCTGGAACGCTTCGCCCTTCATCCCTGACGGGGTGGTCTCAGCGAAGTCCCTGAAGGAACGCCTAAAGAACAAGAAGCAGGTCCCGACGATCCCACTAAGCGCTCCCCAGGAGCTTCGGGATATGACCAAGGATGCCAGGGCCGGTGAGGTCCTGCTGGTCACTTCGGGCTCTGGCTCAGGGAAGAGCACCTTCGTTCGGCAGAACACCTACAACTGGTTCCACAACCTGGGAATCAATGTGGGCGTGGCCATGCTGGAGGAGGCCGTAGAGGAAACCGTTCAGGACATCGTGGGGCTTCACCTGAAGACCCGCTATCGGCAGAACCCCGAGGCAACCACTGAGGAGCAGTTTGATGCTGCCTTCGATGCGATCTTCGAGACTGACCGCCTGTTCCTCTATGACTCCTTTGCTGAGTCCGTGGAAGACCGTCTGATCGCCAAGCTGCACTACATGGTGAAAGCCCAGGGCTGCAAGGTGATCGTGCTGGACCACATCAGCATCGTTGTGTCGGGCATGGATGAGAACACCGACGAACGCAAGACCATTGACCGTCTGATGACCAAGTTGAAGACCTTTGCGAAGACGAACGATGTCCTCGTGGTCCCAATTTGCCACCTGAAGAACCCCGAGAAGGGCACTCCTCACGAGGAAGGCCGAGCGATCAAGGTGACCGACCTCCGTGGTTCCGGCTCACTGCGTCAACTCTCGGACACCATCATCGCCGCTGAACGGAATCAGCAAGGCGAACACCCGAACATCGTCCTATTCCGTGTCCTCAAGTGCCGCTTCACCGGGGAAACCGGGGTGGCTGGCTACATGAAATACAACAAGGACACCGGCTGGCTTGAACTCATGCCCGATGGCTGGACGCCTGAAGGAAACACATGGTCAGGCCAGGAAGAGGAAGACGAGGGGAAGGACTTTTAACCCAATAACTCAAGGAGAACCCTATGTTCATCATCAAAGCCTACCGCTGGACCATTCGCCGCCTGCATACCGCAATCCTGCGAGCTGCGGAACTGAAGGACACCCAAGCTCAGGCCGCTGCGAAAGCTGCCAGTGCCCTGAAGGCCAAGCAGATCGCCCTGCAAGCTGAAGCTGCCAATCTGGAAGCCGAGGCGGCACGCATCAAGCCACTGCTGGGTTAATGCCTCGGAAGCCTTCAGGAAGAGGGCTTCCCTGAGATTCACCACGACAAGGAGTCACCATGATTGTCTCGGACATTGAGACAGATGGGCTCCTTGAGGATGTCAAAAAGTTCCACTGCGGAGTAATCATCGACTTCCACACCAAGGAGGTCGCCAAGTACAGACCGGATGACTTCATCGCATACATCAAGGCCCTTGAGGCCGAGGCTGCTAAGCCTGATGGGCTGATCGTCTTCCACAACGGCATCAAGTACGACCACGCAGCAATCGACAAACTCAAGCGAGCCTTGACCGGCAAACGCCTCAACATTCCCCGCAACAAGATATTCGACACCCTCGTAGCTTCCCGCCTTGTTTACGCCAACATCCGCGACCGTGATGGTGCCCTGCTGCGCTCTGGGAAACTCCCAGGGAAGCTGTTCGGTTCCCACTCGCTGAAGGCTTGGGGTTACCGCTTGGGTGTCCTGAAGGGCTCCTATGGCGAGCAGGAAAATGCCTGGGAGTTCTTCACCGAGGAGATGCTGGACTACTGCGTTCAGGACGTTCAGGTCACCACTCTGCTGATGGAGAAGATCATCAGTGACACCCATTACTTCCCCACGGATGGGGGGCAGTGGGATGCCATGCTGGCTGTGCGCCTGGAGCATCAATGCGCCTGGACACTGGCACAGATGGAACGCAACGGTTTTCCCTTCAACGAGAAGGCCGCTGAGAAGCTGTTCATTGAGCTGGCAGGACGCCGCTCAGACCTCCTGATGAAACTGATCCGCACCTTCGGGTCGTGGTATCAGCCGAAGGGAGGCACGGAGTTCTTCAAGCACCCGAAAACTGGGAAGCCCCTGGAGAAGTACCCACGGGTCAAGTACCCAAAGGTCGGCCAGATATGGGTCGGTGAGGGCAAGAAGAAGCGCAAGGATAAGCGCGAAACCTTCGAGGGCGCTCCGTACACACCTGTAGAGCACGTCACGTTCAACCCGGCAAGCCGCCCACACCTGATCAAGGTCCTTATGGACCGTGGCTGGGAGCCGGTGGACTTCACGGATAACGGTGCTCCCGTGGTGGACGATGAGGTCCTTGAGTTCGTCAAGGTAGACGACCCAACGGCCCAAGCTGCAATCGAGCTGGTCCGTGAGTACCTGATGATCCAGAAGCGCATCGGCCAGTTGGCTGAAGGCGATAACGCATGGATGCGACTGGTAGGTAAGGATGGCTTCATGCACGGCTCAGTGAACCCCAATGGGGCAGTCACAGGACGCGCAACCCACAGCTACCCCAACATGGGCCAAGTGCCCAGCGCTACGGCTCCTTATGGGCCTGAGTGTCGGGACCTCTTCGGGGCTATCTATGCGCGGCACTTACCGGGATGGCAGGACGCTATTCAGGTAGGCATCGACGCATCGGGCCTTGAGCTGCGCTGCCTGGGCCACTTCGGTGTGCCTTTCGACGGTGGCCAGTATGCAGAGACTGTGCTCAACGGTGACATCCACTGGGTCAACGGGATCGCTGCGGGCATCTGCCCCAATGAGCCCCGAGACAAGCATAGCGAGTACCACGAGGCCCGCAGGGCAATCGCCAAGACGTTCATCTACGCCTTTTTGTATGGGGCAGGGGATGCCAAGGTCGGTGGCTTCGTAGGTGGTGGTAAAGCCCAAGGCAAGGAGCTGAAGAAGGCTTTCCTTGAGAACACCCCGGCTATCTCTGGTCTCCGTGAGGCCCTGGAAGAGTCGCTGATCTCTGAGCAGAAGTGGAACGCTGTTCTCAAGAAGTTCGACATCAAGTGGAAGCGCCGCTACATCAAGGGCCTCGATGGCCGAAAGGTCCACGTTCGGTCCCCTCATAGCGCCCTCAATACCCTCCTGCAATCAGCCGGTGCCCTTGTCTGTAAAGCCTGGGTAGTTGAGCTGGAGCGCCTGCTTATGGAAGAGCACGGCCTGTCCCACGGATGGGATGGCGACTTCTGCTTCATGGCTTGGGTCCACGACGAAGTACAGATCGCTGCTCGGAACCCCGAGATTGCAGAGATCGTCCGCAATGCAGGCCAACAGGCCATGCGCAATGTTCAAGAACTCTTCGCTTTCCGCTGCCAGCTCGATACCGACTACAAGATCGGCGGGACTTGGAAGGACTGCCACTAATCAAGGAGGACCCTATGTCCAAATCGTTCAACGTGAGTTTCCAGCAGAGCTTCAAGATGACCATCAGTGAAGAGGTCATCAAGTTGGTCCGTGGCCAGCTCTCTCAGATCGTCTCGGAAGGTGAGGCGGCTCCAGAGAAGATGCCGAGCAAGGAGCGCGCCTTCGTCCGAACCCTCAAGGAGCAGCTCCTCAAGGAAGACGATGAGTTCCTCCCGTGGTTCCTGCGGTATGCCATGCGCACCCAGTTCCGTGAGGACGTGAACAAAATCCTGGGTCGAGACCGGGCCATGACGGCCTCTCACTTCTCGCCCTTGAAGGTGGAGATCACACCTCGTGGATGAGTACCTACGGGTCCTCTACACGATGAAGATGGAACCCAAAACCTTCAAATCAAACTACGCCAGGGACCATGCCTCGGAGATCGCGGAAGCGGCCTCTCGGGGCCACCTGACGTGCCTCAATGGGGCAGGCATTAACGCTGGGGTCTGGACTGTGACCGCCCGTGGTGTCCGTGTCCTGAAACAGAATGGGAGGATCGTATGAATCTCTGCAAGGATTGCAAACATTTCGCCTTGGATGGCAGCGCAACTCTGTGTAACGCAACAGCTATCAGCTTGATTGACGGCGAGACGCGCCACTCTGTGGATCACTGCGCGAAAGCTCGTGGTCGCAATGGCCGCTGTGGCCTGGATGGCCGTCTTTACGAAACGCTGGTTCTGATTGACGGCGAGGTTACGGTTGAGGTCGTTAAGGTGGAGCAGGAAGCTCCCAAGCAGCGCAGGCCACGAGCTAAACCTCCGGTAACTGAGGAGGCCAAGGATGGCGACGAAGCCAAAGAGTAAGCGTATAGCGCTTCTGCTGGATGGCGACTACCTACTGTTCTCCGCTATGTCTGCCGCCGAAGAGGAGGTGGACTGGGGTGATGACATCTGGTCCCTCCAGTGCGACCACAACAAGGCCCGAGCGATCCTGCGGGGAACCATCCGTGTCATCACTGAGCGCCTGAAGGAGTTCCAAGGGGCTCAACTGGTGATGGTCTTCTCGACTGCCAATGGTGCGGACAACTGGCGCAAGCAGGTTCTCGACACCTACAAGGCAAACCGGAAGGGCAAGCGGAAACCCGTGGGCTACCCGGTGCTTCTCGAAGAGATGCTGAACGACCTCGAAACCTACTACCGGACTTTCCAGTGGCAGGGCCTGGAGGGTGACGATGTGATCGGCATCCTTGCGACCCACCCTGAGTATCTGGATGTGGACGAGGCGATCCCGGTGTCCTGCGACAAGGACTTCAACACGATCCCAGGGCGCTTCTATTGGTTGACCCAGAACAAGATCGTGACGAACACCCTGGCTGAGGCCAACCGCTGGCATATGTACCAAGCCATCAAGGGTGACACCACGGACGGCTACGGGGGCATCCCTGGGGTCGGTGAGCAAGTCGATGGCGTCCCACTGCTGGAATGGCTGGACAACCCAACGTACTTCTATCAGGCCACTAAGACCATGAAGTCCGGCCCACGGAAGGGCGAAGAGGTTCTGTACTGGACATCCTGCAAGGTGGGCGATGAAGAGTGGGACCTCCACCAAGCTCCCAGCAAGTGGGATTGCGTGGTCTCACTGGCCAACAAGCAGGGCATGACTGAGGACGAGCTAATCGTTCAAGCACAGGTCGCCCGCATCCTCCGCAAAGAGGACTTCTGCTGGGAAACCATGCGCCCCATCCCGTGGCTGCCTAAGGGCCGTCAACGCCAAGTTCTACCCGCCTAACTCAAGGCAAATCCTACAGGACCTTCACAAAAGCCCTCACTAATAGGGGAGGGTCCTGTGTGATTAAACCTTAAAGATCACTCAAGGAGGCTCAATGCTCTCAGCACTACAGCATCACCTCGATAACCCTGATGACATCCCGTCGATTCCACCAGCTTCCTCGCAGTTTCTACAGGCCCGACTTAATCCGGCCTACCTGATGCGTATAGGGGTTCTGGATGACCTTCGGCGGGCTGGCTTCTCCGAACAGGCAATCCTCGGGTTCCTCGAAGGGGTAACAGCAGCGGTCGAAGTCATTGAACTGATGGAAACCGCCCAGGAGCAACGCCTGGAAGACCAACAAGTTTAACTAAGGAGGCCCTATGTGCTTCAAGAGCAAGGTGAAAACACCTAAGCCACAACAACCGGGGGCACCTGAGCCCGTTCTACTCGAAGACCCTAAAGGTGTGGAGTTTGGCGCTGAGTCGGATAAAGAGGTGGGCACCGACAAGCTCACCCAGATCGAACGGGAGGGAGAGTCGTCTGATGTCCCAAGTGCCTTCAGCACCGCATCCAGCCCCAAGCGCAAGAAGTCAACTATGAGTGCCACGGCTGTCCGTAAGAGCGTTACTCGCACATGACCTACACGATCCGAACTGAGTTCCTAAAGGAGGGCCAGCCGACATCCGCCAACTTGATCATCCCTGATGTACTAAAGGTGATCCCAGAGATGCTGTGGCAATCAACCCCTATTGAAGCTACCCAGCGGATCGTGGATGGAATTGAGTGTCTTGATCGCTTCGAGATTACCGCATGGGACGCCTCAGGCTCACTCGTCGGCTTCTCGTCGGTGTCGAGGGACTCTGACGACCACGTTGGTCCTGTTCTGGGTGTCCAGTGGCTTTTCGTATCGGAAGGACACAGGGGAACCGCTGGGTTCCGCTTGCGGAAAGAGGTCTATGCCTTAGCGGCGCAACTTGGCTACAAGGTCCTCGCATACACACACCGACTCGGAGAGGGCCGGTACGAACTGATTTACAAAAGGCTGCGGCCAGGGAGACAAAATGGGTAAGAAGATCAAGAAGGCGGTTAGTAAGACCATTGGTGGGGGCCTACTGGGTGGTTCTAAGGAGAAAGCCCCAAAGGTTCAGGAAGTGGCAGCACCCGCACCAGCCGCACAGGTAGTGGAAGCTCCAAAGGAAGACTCAACGGAAGTCGATGAGTCCACCGAGAGCGCAAAGAAAGCTGCCCGTGCCCGAGGTAAGCGTGGTTTGTCTGTAGCCCGGTCCTCGGGTAGCGGCCTCAATATCTAAGGAGGCGCACTGTGGCTGAAGCTCGCAAAGGCTTCGGCGCTAATGGTGCGAAAGCAACATACGAAAAACTGGTCGCAGACCGTGCTCCGTATGAGACACGAGCGGAGAACTGTGCTCAATACACAATCCCCGCCTTGTTCCCCAAAGCGTCCGATAACGCCTCCACCAACTATACAACCCCGTGGCAAGCCGTAGGGGCCCGTGGCCTGAACAACCTCGCATCCAAGTTGATGCTGGCCTTGTTCCCCTTAGCGCCCTGGATGCGCCTCACCATCTCTGAGTTCCAAGCCAAGCAGCTCCTCAACGATCCCCAGGGCCTCGCCAAGGTGGATGAGGGCTTGTCTATGGTCGAACGAATCCTCATGGCCTTCATGGAGTCGAACAGTTACCGACCGACTTTCTTCGAGGCCCTGAAGCAGCTCATCGTGGCAGGTAATAGCCTGCTCTACATCACTGAGCCTGAAGACGGGAAGTTCAACCCGCCGAAGCTCTACAAGTTGTCCCAGTACGTCTGCCAGCGTGACCCCTTCGGGAACGTACTTCAGATCGTCACTGTGGACCGAGTGGCTTTCGCAGCGCTTCCTGAGGATGTCCGAGGGACACTTGATGGGGACCGTGAGCCAGATGAAGAAGTCGAGGTGTACACCCACATCTATCTGGACGATGAGTCCGGTGACTTCCTGAGTTATCAGGAGATCGACGGTAAGGAAGTCGAAGGTACTGAAGGCCAATACCCGGCCACTGGTTGCCCTTGGATTCCTGTTCGCTACGTCAAGATGGACGGTGAGCACTATGGCCGCTCCCACTGTGAGGAGTACCTGGGTGACCTTAGGTCCCTGGAGAACCTTACAGAAAGCATCGTGAAGTTCGCCATGATCTCCTCGAAGGTCATCGGCATGGTGAACCCCAATGGGATCACTCAGGTCCGGCGCTTGGTGAAAGCCCAGACGGGCGACTTCGTTCCAGGCCGCAAGCAGGACATTGAGTTCCTTCAACTTGAGAAGTCTGCGGATTTCTCAGTGGCTAAGAACGTAGCGGATGCCATTGAGGCCCGCCTGTCGTTCTGCTTCATGTTGAACTCAGCGGTTCAGCGTACAGGTGAACGTGTCACAGCCGAAGAGATTCGTTACGTGGCTGGTGAGCTGGAGGACACCCTCGGTGGCGTCTATTCGATCCTCTCACAGGAACTTCAGCTCCCCATTGTGCGGGTGCTGCTGGTCCAGCTACAGGCGACCTCTATGATCCCTGACCTCCCACGAGAAGCCATTGAGCCAACCGTGAGTACAGGCATGGAAGCATTAGGCCGTGGCCAGGACCTCGACAAGCTGACTCGATTCATTGCTGCCATTCAGCCGATTGGCCAGATGCAGGACCCAGACCTGAACACAGGGAACCTCAAGATTCGCATTGCGAACGCCCTGGGTCTGGACACAGCGGGTCTCCTCTTGACCGATCAGGATCGTGCGATGGCTCAGGCCAAGCAAATGATCGCTGAAGGCGGCTCAGCGGCAGCTCAAGGCTTAGGCGCTGGGGTAGGCGCACAGGCGACTGCAAGCCCCGAGGCCATGCAACAGGCAATGGCAACAGCAGGCGTAGAGCCCGCACCTCTGGGTAATTAAAAACCCTCACTGATAGCGACACACGGACCCGAGAGTTGACCGAAAGGTGCCAACCACAGGTCCGTGCCCTATCTCAACCAAAGGAGAACCAATGGATATTTATGCTGAGTTTGGCGTGAACAATGCGGTTATGTCTTCCTCGGACATCTCGGAGCATGAACAGAACATGCTGGCGCTCAACGTGGATGCTCGTGATGGCGATGATGCTATCACCCTGGAACAAGCTGAAGAGGCCCCTGAGGGCGAACAGGAAGAAGAACAGGAAGAGCCCAGTGAGCAGGAAGAAGGTGAAGAAAGCGAAGGTGAGGACGATGCCCTTGAGGGTGAGTTCGAGCTTCTGCCAGAGGCCCCCGATGACCTGAAGGCCGCAAGTGATGCCATCTCCCAGTACGCCGATGGTTTCACCGCACTGCGTGACCAAGCGATCAAAGCGGGTCTCCCTGAGGCCGCAGCGGCTCGCATTGAAGCCGAGTACGAGTCTGACAATAAACTGTCGGATGAGTCCTACGCAGCTCTCGAAAAGGCCGGTTATTCGCGCCACTTCATTGACAGCTACATCCAAGGCCAAGAGTCAATTGCCACTCAGTTCGTCACTAAGGTGGTGGACTACGCAGGCGGCAAAGAGCGCTTCGACACAATCGTGAAGCACATGCAGGCTTCCAGCCCTGAATCCGTTGAGTCTCTTTATGAGGCTATGGAACGCCAGGACCTGAAGTCGATCCGCACGATCATCAACTTGGGTATGCAGAGCCACACGAAGAAATTCGGCAAGGCACCAACGCGCAACCTGACTAAGGCCGCACCATCAGCTCCTGCCAAGCGCACAGCTCAAGCCGTTCAAGGTTATGCCTCCAAGCAGGACATGATCAGCGATATGAGCAAAAGCGAATACCGACTTGACCCAGCGTTCCGCGCCAAGGTCGAAGCCAAGGTAGCAGCAAGCTCGTTCTGACGGGCAGTTAAAAACCCTCACTTATAGGAACACAGATGTCTTCGGGTATATCCCGAGGACTCCCTGTGCCCGCTCGAAAACCACAACACAAGGAGTGTGCAAATGGCAGCAATTAAAGGTCAAGCAATTGGCCAGAACCAAGGCAAGGGCAATACCGATCAGGACAAACTGGCTACCTTTCTGAAAATCTTCGGTGGTGAGGTCCTGACGGCCTTTGCTCGCCGTTCGGTGACTATGGATAAACACATGGTCCGCACCATTCAGAACGGCAAGTCGGCCTCCTTCCCAGTGATGGGTCGTACCGCTGCTGCCTACCTGAAGCCGGGTGAGAGCCTGGATGACAAGCGTGGTGAGATCAAGCACTCCGAGAAGGTAATCACCATCGACGGCCTGCTGACCTCTGACGTGCTGATCTTCGACATCGAAGACGCAATGAACCACTACGATGTCCGCTCGGAATACTCCGCGCAGCTTGGTGAGGCCCTGGCCATTGCCGCTGACGGTGCTGTTCTGGCTGAGATGGCCTTGCTGTGCAACCTGCCAGCAGCCAACGATGAGAACATTGCTGGTCTGGGCAAGGCGACAGTCCTTCAGATTGGCGATAAGGCTGCTCTGAGCGCTGATGCTGAGGCTATGGGTAAAGCGATCCTCAAGGGTCTGACCACTGCCCGTGCCCGTCTGACCACCAACTTCGTGCCGTCCTCGGACCGTAAGTTCTACACCACTCCAGACAACTACTCCGCGATCCTCGCTGCCCTGATGCCGAACTCGGCTAACTACTCGGCACTGATCGCCCCGGAAACTGGCAGCATCCGCAACGTGATGGGCTTCGAGGTAATCGAGGTTCCGCACCTGACCGCTGGTGGTGCTGGTGATACCCGCCCTGATGTGGCTGGTGGTATGACCAACCAGAAGCACGCCTTCCCGGCAACTGCTACCCCGACTGCTAAGGTCGCCCTGGACTCCATCGTGGGTCTGTTCAACCACCGTTCCTGTGTCGGTACTGTGAAGCTGAAAGATATGGCCTTGGAGCGCGCGCGCCGTGCTGAGTACCAAGCTGACCAGATCATCGGCAAGTACGCGATGGGCCACGGTGGTCTCCGTCCTGAAGCAGCCGGTGCGCTGGTCTTCAACGTAGCCTAATCGCTACACCTCCCGAACCCCTCTGAGTCCGCAATGGCTCTTAGGGGTTTTTTTTATTCAGCCAAACCACAAGGAGGTGCTTATGGCTCGCAGCTATGAGTCGAACCTTGAGACTTCGGACGAGCTGGCAGCAGTGAACGATATGCTGTCGGCCATCGGGGAAAGCCCGGTGAACACCCTTGAGGGGGATGCTAACGCTGACGTGGCGAACTGCCGCCGAATCCTCAACGGGGTGAACATCGAGGTTCAATCCAAGGGATGGACCTTCAACATTGAAGAAGACGCCACCCTGACCCCTGATGTGTTCTCGAAGCTCATTAACTGGCTCCCAGACTTCCTCTCTGTGAAGTCCCCAAGTGGGGCCACCGTGTACACCAATCGTGGCGGCTATGTGTATGACCGCACAGCCAAGACCGATGAGTTCACTCAGCCGATCACCGTAAGCCTCATCCGTATGCGTGGCTTCGAGGAGATGCCTGTCCAGTTCAGGACCTACATCGTGGCCAAGGCTGCACGTCGATTCAACATCCGGTTCTTCGGGGCCGCAGAGATCGAAGCGTCCCTTCAGCTTGAAGAGCCGGACGCATGGCAGGCCGTACAGGAGTTCGAGCTGGACTACGGCAACTTCAACATGATGGACGGTGACGCCTGGGTCGCTGGCCGTATGACTCGATAGGAGGTCTCATGGGTCTCGTATCGCAATCAGTCAAGAACCTGAAAGGGGGCATCAGCCAGCAGCCGGACATCCTCCGGTTTTCCAATCAGGGCAAGCTCCAGATCAACGGGTGGTCCTCTGAGTCCGAAGGGCTCCAGAAGCGTCCACCTACCACCTTCGTTAAGTACCTTCGCCCAGAGACCTCGTGGCCTGGGAAACCAGCCGTTCACCTGATCAACCGGGACCGCTCCGAGCAATACTTTGTGGTCTTCACCGGGTCAGGGATTGAGGTGGTTGACCTCCTGGGTAACACCTACACAGTCCGTGGCTACAACGGTTACGCCAACTGTGCGAAGCCTCGGGAAGACCTTCGGATGGTCACGGTGGCGGACTACACATTCATCGTGAACCGCAACAAGAAAATCCTGATGACCAACACACTGACCCATGCTGGTTACCCTGGGTTGGACAGTCGGGCCGTGGTCAACGTAAGGGGTGGGCAGTACGGGCGGACCCTGAAGGTATTCGTCAATGATGTACAAGTCGCCTCCTTGGTGATGCCAGATGGCTCCGTGGCCTCCCATGTGACCCAGACTGACGCCCAGTGGATTGCAACCCAACTGTCCACCCAGATCAACGCAACTGCCAAGTGGTCCGCTGAGGCAGGCCAAGGGTGGATCGTCATATCCGCAAAGACCTCTGAGAAAATCAAGGGGATCAAAACGGAGGACGGCTACGCCAACCAATTGATCAATGGGTTCACCAACAAGGTTCAAAGTTTCTCCAAGCTGCCCTTGCAGTGTAAGAACGGCTACCTCGTTGAGATCACAGGTGAGTCCGCCCGTTCAGGGGATAACTACTGGGTCCGATTTGACGCTGACGGGCTCGTTTGGAAGGAAACAGTTAAGCCGGGGATCATTACCGGGGTCGATAAAACCACCATGCCCCACGCACTTATCCGAGCTGCTGATGGGCAGTTTGACTTCGTGTCTATCGACTGGAGCGACCGTGGGGCAGGGGACGATGTGACCAACCCAATGCCGAGCTATGTGGATGGCACCATCAATGATGTCTTCTTCTTCAGGAACCGCCTCGGGTTCCTCTCCGGGGAGAACGTGGTGATGAGCCGCACAGCGAAATACTTCGATTTCTTCCCAGCCTCTGTGGCTGAGCTGAGTGATGACGATCCGATTGACGTGGCCATCAGCCACAACCGGGTGTCTGTCCTGAAGTACGCAGTCCCGTTCTCGGAGCAGCTTCTACTGTGGAGCGATCAGGCCCAGTTCGTCCTGACCAGTTCTGGCGTGATGTCCAACAAGAACATCCAATTGGACCTTACCACCGAGTTCGACGTGAGCGACTTCGCGCGCCCCTTCGGGATTGGTCGTGGGGTCTACTTCGTGAGCCCTCGGGCGTCCTACAGCTCCATCAAGCGTTATTACGCAGTGCAGGACGTGAGTGATGTTAAGTCGGCTGAGGACATCTCGGCCCATGTGCCTAACTACGTGCCAAACACAGTGTTCGCGCTGCATGGCTCAGGCACTGAAAACTTCCTCACGATCCTCTCGGATGACGACAAGAGCTGCGTGTTTATCTACAAGTTCCTCTACCTGAATGAGGAGGTGGCCCAGCAGTCGTGGAGCCACTGGGAGATGGGCACAGGGGTTGAGGTGCTTTCTGCCTGCTGCATTGGGTCATTCATGTGGATGATCCTTCGTCGCCCAGGTGGCATCACTATGGAGCGTGTGGAGTTCACTAAGGACACCGTGGACTACAGCCATGAACCTTGGCGATCCAATATGGATATGAAGGTTCAGGTCAAGCCCACCCACTTCGATGACAACGAGTATCTGACCAAGATCAGCCTCACCTCCCTTTACGGTTTCACACCTAAGGATGGGGACTTCTGGACACTCTCGGAAGACGGTGTGTTCCGGCTCCATCCTATGCCAGAGGGCGGGTGGGTGACTGACCCTATCCTTCGACTGGATGGGGATGTGACCTCCAAGTTCTACACCATCGGGCGCTGCTACGAGTTTGCCTACGGGTTCTCACGGTTCCTCATTAAGCAGACCGCTGATGATGGCTCCACGAGCACCGAGGACATCGGGCGACTTCAGCTCCGTAGGGCCTGGGTGAACTACGAAGACTCAGGTGCTTTCGAGGTGGTTGTAGACAACGGGTCTACTCAGTATTCCTACCAGATGTCAGGTGGTCGCCTCGGGTCAAGCGTGATGCTTGGCTACCAGAACACAGGCACAGGTCAGTTCAAGTTCCCCATCACAGGGGACGCCCGTAGGCAGGATGTCTACCTGTTCTCCAAAGCTCCTGTCCCAGTGAACATCATTGGGTGCGGCTGGGAGGGCAACTACCTTCGGCGGTCAACAGGCGTGTAACTCAAGGAGGCCCTTCGGGGCCTTCTTTCATTTTCGACACAGGGAGGTTCGATGCGAATCTACAAAGCAAATTATCTGCACCTCTTCATGGCTGGCCTTTATCTGGCTCAAAGCGACCGTGAGGAGATGGATCGGCTGGAAGCTGGCCGTGATCCGATCAATGTCCTGACGGCCTCTTCGGGTGACCCAACTGTTAAGCACATCTCGGATGACTCGGGGAATGTGCTGGCTGTCGGTGGTCACTCAAAAGGCATCATCTGGTTTGTCCACACGACACACGCAGAAGCGCTGAGTCCTAAACGGAAGCTGAAAATGCTGCGCCTTCTTGTTGGTCACCTCATAACCATCAAACGGGAGGCCAAGTTGAAGCGCCCGATGGATGAGTTCCATTACACCAACATCGTGTCGGTGGAGAACCTACCGCACATCAAACTGCTCACCTACTTGGGCGCGTACTGGAGCAAGCGACCTATCTACCAGAACGGCCACGAGTTCAAGCAGTTCTACTTTTAGGAGGTCACCATGTGTGAACCAGTATCTATCACGATGGCTGTGATGGCCGTTGCAGGTGCTGCTATGGGGGCTAAGGACAAGGCCAAGGCCGAGGGCCAAGCCGAAGACGCGCGCCGAAAGTCTCAGATTGAGATGATCAAACAGATGAACATTGCGAATGCTGACCTCGGGCTTGAAGCCAGGGATAAAGCAGAGCAAGCCAATCAGCAACTCACGGAGATAAACCTGAAGTCCCTGCGTAACAGAGGGATGGTGGCTGCAGCAATCGGGGAGTCCGGCTTAGCTGGTAACTCAATGGATCGCATTAAGCGGGTAACGGACGCTGAGGCTTCTCGCGAGAAGGTTGGCGTCATGGACAACTATCAACGTGACTACCAGACAATCTTTGCGAATCAGGTAGGTAACGTGGAGAACACAAAGTCCCAGATGAACTCATCAGCTCCAGTATTCCGCACGTCCAAGCTGGCAAGTGCCCTGAACGTGGTTTCTGCGGGCGCAGGTGCCTATGTGGGCTCTGGGGGTAAATTCGGGAAGGGAGAAGCCACATGAGCCGAAGTTTAATCAGTCAAGCAGTTGATGGGCGTGAGCGGTCAGGTGTAGAGCGTTTGCGGGACACAGGACGGTTGGGGTATCAAGCCTCAACTGTACAGGCACCAAGGGGCAGTGACGGTCTCTCAGATGCTCTCCTCAACTTTGGTGAGAACGCAGGTCGTCTGTACGGGACCTACAAGAATGCCCAGAAGTCCCAAGCTGACGAGCGCTCCAACGAGATCATCCGCAAGCTGACCCCAGAGCAGCGCCGCCAAGCAGTAGCCAGTGGTTCCCTTTTGTATCAGGACGACCCGGATGCAATGGAGGCCCTGCGCTTCAAGTCGGGACGCAATGCTGCCTTTGAGGTGGAAACCGAGATCAAGCAGAAGATCGCTGAGGGCACCTTCAAGTCCCAGCAGGAGCTGATGGAATACCGTAAGACTCGCATGGAGGACAAGTCGAAAGTCTATGCGGAGTCCGTTGGGATCGACTCAGCAGATCAGCATTACCAGCGCGGCTTCAATGCGGACATCGTTCAGCGGGAAGCAGCCATCTATGACGAGCACGCTCGGAAGCTCAGTGAGCAAACCCAAGCGATTGCCCAGATGGAAACCGTGTCTGACCTGGGGTCGATGTTCTCGGATGAAGGCTTCCTGCGTTCACCTACAGCCGCAGGGGACTTCGCCAGCTACTTCTCAGCGAGTCTCGCTAAGGGCTCCATTCCAACTGAAGGGATGGCCGTAAGTGTTCTTCAGGAATCCCTGGCGCAGAACGCTTCCCAGCCTGGGGCCGATGTGTTCTTCAAGAACATTGGGGATCAAGAGGTCACCCTCTATGGTCGCCCGATGAAAATCCGCGACATCGTAGGCCCTGAGGTCCTTGAGAACTATCAGGTCAAGTCCGGTGAGGCAGCTTTCAGTCGCAACCGTGAGCTGATGCAGGGGTTCACCTTCGGTATTCAGGATGCGACCAAGCAGACTGATCCACACCAGGGCCTTGCGATGCTGTCTAAGATGCAGGGCACTTTGTACAAGATTCAGGACAGCAACGTGGTTACAGCGCAGACCCAGGAGCTTGATGCCGCCCGTGGTCTCCTTCTGGGGCGCATCCGAGCCGACTCTCAGCAGCGCACTGAGGCGATGGACAAGCAGATCAAGTCGGACAACAAGGCCCTTCTGTTTGAAACCAAGTACGCCCAGCGTATTGCCGGGGACAACGTGTCCACCGACTGGCGCACCTACGAGACCAATCAGGACACCGGGGACTTCAAGGATGAAGACGCAGCCAACTTCGCTATCAAGAAGCTGGACGAACTGGATCGGATGTCGCTCACACCTGAGGAGCGCGATAGGCAGAAGTTGAACTACCTACGGGCTGACTTTGCGGACGGTCCTTTCCGTAAGCACTTCCAGACCCTCACGGCTGATGCTGTGGGTCAGTTCAACGGGCTCGTGGCTGCGGAGTCTGCTGAGGTCACTGAGGAAACCACAGGTCGAATCCGTGACTTCCAGCGTATCTACCAGTCAGACCCAGCGACAATCGCAGCGCTGTATCCCGAGCAGGCCGCAATGGCTGAACGCTTGGCTCTCATGGAGCGCCACGGGATCGGCCTGGAGACCATCGTGGACGCTGACCGGCGCAAGAAGGGAATCCCTCGGGAAGAGCAGATCATTCAGGAACGCAAGTGGGGAGAGATTCTGACCTCCACGAGCAGCGAGGCGGCTTTCATTCCGTCGAACCTGCGCAATGCAGCTCGCACCCTGTATGACTCTGAGCTTTACCGTACAGGCGATGAGCGGGGTGCCCTGGATTCAGTCAAGCAGTGGCTCGAAAAGACCACCGTAGGCTTTACCTCCACGGCAGACAAGCGGGTAGGGCGCATCCAAAAGCGCACCCTAATGGTTGATCCGCAGGATGCAACCAGTTGGCGTCAAGGCCAGGACCTCATCAATGAGACTGTCCGCAAGATCACCGAGAGTCGCCCTTGGCTCAACGAAGGGGACATCACAATCACCGAGACCCCTCAAGGGATCGTGCTGAACGACTCGATGTCATCGCTGAACCTCCCGCCGATCACTCCCAGCTACCTCCGTCAGGAACACCAGTTCCGTCAGGCAGAGCAGCGCCGCAAGGCCGAAGAGGCTAAGCGCATGGAGGCTGACCAGAAGATCGACAAGTACAAGGCAGAGCAGGAACGCCGAGCCGATTCGCCATTCGCTGGACTTGAACCAACCACTGGAACCCTTGAGGGAGCAGCGGGGTTCAGGGACCGCTAACCCACAAGGAGTACCAGATGAAAGACAATGGATACGCCAAGATCAAAGCTGAAGGGGGTCCTTATGACTCCCTGATTCAGACCGCAGCAGCAAACCACGGGGTCTCCTACGACCTCCTGCACAAGCAGCTCTTCAAGGAATCTTCGTTCAACCCCAACGCCAAGAGCCCAACGGGTCCTCGCGGCCTCGGGCAGTTCACTAAGGCCACAGGTCTTGCCTACGGTCTTGAACGGGATGAGGACTTCATGGACCCTGCGAAGTCCATCGACGCAGCCGCTCGGCACATGCGTGACAACATCAAGATCGCTGGTGGTGACGAACTCAAAGCCCTCCTTCTGTACAACCAGGGCGGGGGCCGAGTGGGCCGCAAGCAGCTTGAAGCATACGACCGTGGTGATTTCTCCGGGGTCTCTGAGGAGGGCCTGGGCTACATGCAGGCTCTCATGGATGTCACCAACACCGGCAAGAAGGCTGAGCTGGACTCCTTCGTAAAGCCAAGCGGCGGGTTTGAGGCTCCCGCTGGTATTGAGGAACAACCCAAGGCTGTCCCAGGGAACGTCCCTGACACCTTCGCCTCCTTCGAGATGACCGGGAAGAACATCGCACCCAAGGCAACACCGTTTGCCCAGGAGCTGTATGAGTCCACCGGGAAGACCGATGACGGTGACCGTGGGTTCTTCGAGGGGGCGGGTAACAACGCCTCCGTAGAACTCAGGACCTCAGTGCTCGGCATGATGATTCGCGCTGTGAACGAGGCCCCGCCTGAAGCTGACTTTATGCAGACCTACACGGTCGTTCAGGACCTGTTCAACGATCCGTTCGACCTGGGCCGCCTGAGTGACTGGCAGGATGAGGACTACGACAAGCTGCGTTCCTCGGGCCTGGACCCTCAGTATTACGATGTGGTCCTCCGGGGCTATCGCCGCAACTTCGATCAGAACCTGGCTCTCGCTATGGAGAACCAGCGGATGGCAGAGACAACCCAGGGTGATCGCCTTGGGGCCTCTCTCGTAGGTGGCGGTGCCGGGATGCTCGGTGACCCCTATTCCCTCGTGAATCCCGCTAAGGGTGCAGCGGGGAACCTCGGGGCTCGCCTGTTGGGTGGTGCGGTTGCCGGTGGTGCCATCGGTGGCCTCTCAGAACACAACACAGCCAAGGTGTCAGGCCGTGAGGAACACCTGGGAATGGCTATCGCTGGGGGCGCTGCCTTAGGTGGTACGCTCAATGGCCTCCTCGGGGCTCGGCCTAATGGCCGTAACTCGTGGGATGACCCAGTTGAAGGACCCCAAGGCATGGAAGGCGAGTTGCTGGGTCCTGAGGGTGGTCCTTTTAATCCCAACGGAATAGACAACAACCAGCTTCGCTTAGAGCAGTCACCTATTGACGGTGAGTTCGGCTTACTCCAACTGCCGAACCCCGATGCACCACTTCAGGGAACCATTGGACGCCTACAGGCGCGCGAACAGGCCCGCCTGGATGGCCTCGATGAGGACCCCACAGCAATGCCTTTCCGCCCAGGCGAGGAGGTCAAGCAGGGGCCAGCCGGTGACTACTTGGATGTTCCCTTCGATGCGGACGCAGCTCGCACCCTGGATGGCTCCATTCACAGCGGTGGTAGCCCGATCAACCCTAAGACCGTGGAGACCTTCGCTGAACTCAATGCAGAGGCCCCACGGGCGTCCATCGGTGTCCGCCTCGGGGACATCACGGAGATCGGCCTGAAGCTGGGCCGTTCGCTAAACGAGGAAACCCGCAAGCTGGCGTCTGATCTCTTCAGGTCATCCACCGGCTATCAGGATGGCTCTAATGGTAAGTTCGGGGCCACTGCCTCGGACATCGCTGAGCGCCTGCGTAGTCAGGACAACGTGGTTCACAACAGGCTGGCAAGTGGGTTCGATGCGGCCCTAAAGGACCCCTACTGGAAAGGCCAGAGGGTAACCGAGGGTGCCAAGCGGGAGGCGATCAGTCGTCGAGTGGTGGAAGCCCTGGAGTCCCAGAAGACCTCCGCACTGACCCCTCCTGAGCTGAAGCTACTGGAGGACATTCGGGCTCACATGGACCAAAAGTGGGACTACATCAGCAACCCAGCTCAGTTCGGTGACCTGCGCGCCAAGGCTCTACTTGAGGACACTCGGCACTTCTCCACGTACTTCCCGCAACGCTACAACTCAGCGGCAAAACTTACGGCCATCCAGCGGTTCGGTGGTGAGGAGGGCTTGCAGCAGGCAATCGTCCATTCGTGGATGGCTTCCTATATGTCCCGCCCCCATGTTCGCCAACGGGTGGACAAGATGATTCAGGAAGGTTTCGAGAAGGCCAACAAGGGTAAACCTGACGCCAAGCCGATGACCCCTGAGCAACTTCGGGAGGCCGTTGAGAAGTACGCCAGTGACAAGGCATACGGCATCAGCCACACCAACCAGTTCACGGCCAACTCGCTTGTAGAGGAGCACCTGAAGGATGGTGCTGGTCTGGAGAACAATGACTACCTCGAAGCTCGGAACCTCTTCGACTCCGATATGACCATCCAAGCGCCGGACGGTGGGACCTTCTCTGTGAACGACCTGAGGGACTTCAACCTCCTCCGGGTGGTCCCGCAGTACGACCGCAGGGTGAACGGTGACATCGCCATTATGGGGGGCACCGGGAAGACCACTAAGGAGCTGAAGAACCTCGTCAACGGGATGCACCAGAAGGCTATGCAGGGCGCTGACTCCCAGGAGGCGGACGCGCTCATGGATGCCATTAAGATGCTCACTGGGCGTGCCCGTAGGGACCCTGATGATGCCTGGGCGGCAACCGCTCGTGGCTTCACCGACCTCGGGTTCTTCGCTAAGAACGCCTACATGGGTGTGCAGAACATCACCGAGGCGGCATCCCTGATCGTAAAGGGTCACGTAAAGATGCTCGCCAAGGGCGTCCCTCTGCTCAAGAAGTGGACCACGGCAGGTACTCGACTTGAGCCTGACGACATCATCCAGCTCCACGGGCTTATGTTCGGCAAGGAGCTGGATGACCTGATCCGGCCCACCCGTCAGGACATTGTGGACAGTCTTCGTGTCTCAGGCAGCGGGGTGGGATCACAGGCCGCTGGCACCTTCAAATACGGCACCCAGGAACTGGCAGCTCGCTCGCCGTTCACTTGGTTGCTCAGGGAGTCCGGTAACTACCTCATGGATGCAGGCCGCCAGGGTGCCCTCGTGGACCTCATTGACCACACGTTGAATGGCAAGGTGACTGACCTCTTCAGTCCTGAGCGTCTACGCTCTGCCTCGGTGTCCCCTGAGCAATTCAAGGGGATTCAGGACCTCATCAAGGCCCACTTCAAGCAAGACCGCAAGTCAGGCAAGTGGCGCATTGAGAACCCCGAAGGGCTGGCCTCGGATGTCCGTTCTATGGACCTCTACCGGCTCGGGGATCGTGTGGCAGATGAAACTATGCTGAGGCCCCATAAGATGTCCATTGCGCCGTCTAAGCAATACGGGGCAGGCTGGGCGATGGCCCTTCAGTTCAAGATGTTCGTCCTGAGGAGCCTCAATGGCCGCATGATGCGCGGCTGGATGGAGTCAACCCGCAATGGGCAGGCTCTGGACCAGACCATGCAAGTGCTCATCTCAGTTGGTTTGGCTGCTGGTTTCTACGCTGCATCTGCCCAATTGAAAGCATTGGGTATGCCGGAACGAGCCCGCAAGGACTATCTGGACAAGGCACTGAGCCCGAGCATGGTGGCCTACGCCGCGATCTCCCGCAGCTCCCATGTGGGTGCTCCCCTGGGCACAGCCAACTTCCTCACTGCACCATTCGGGTTCGATCAGGCCGCGATGGCCCGTACCTCGATCCTCCCACGGGAAGCCAACCAAGACCCCGACCGGGCCGTCAAGTACAGCCCATTGCAGTCTGGGGTTGTCGGCGGGTTCCTCGGCAGGGTCGGTGAGCAGATACCAGCCGCTGGGGTCGCTGCGAACCTTGCAGTTGGTGTGGGATACAACGGGTATCATCTTGTTAATGGTGGCCGTGGGACGGAAGCCCAGGCACACCGGACGGGGCTGTGGAATGCACTCAAACAGTTCGTCCCCAATGACCCCGCAACTCAGAACCTGATGCAGCGTCTTGCTGAAGATCAGGGGATCGACCGGGCGCGATAAAAGCCCTCACTTATAGGGACCTTCGGGTCCTCTTTCTTTTTCCACGGATAGGAGAAACCAATGGCTATTACGACCATTTACACCTACCTGCTCAATGGGACCCAACGGGACTTCACGATCCCCTTCGAGTACCTTGCAAGACGCTTCGTTGTGCTGACCCTCATCGGGACAGACCGCAGGGAGTTGATCTTGACGACCGACTATAGGTTCACCTCTAAGACCACCGTGCAAACGACTGTTCCGTGGGGGCCCGCTAACGGCTATGAGCGGATTGAGATTCGCAGGAACACCAGCGCGGCTGATCGCCTTATTGACTTCGCCGATGGTTCGATACTGCGTGCATCCGAGATGAACACCGCACAGGTGCAGACCATGCACGTTGCCGCAGAGGCGCGGAACATGGTTGCCGATACGATCTCCACCAACCAAGATGGCGACCTTGACGCACGGGGTAGACGCTTAGTGAACCTTGCGGACGCTATTAGCCCGGACCATGCAGTCACCCTTAGGCAGGAGCAGGCGTGGGCTGAGAGTACGCTAAACCAGTCAACCCTTGCGACCAACCGTGCAGCCGCTGCGCTGGCGTCCCAGAATGCCGCGAAGACCTCTGAGATCAACTCGAAGACCTCAGAGAGTGCGGCGCTTGTTTCAAAGAATGCGGCTAAGACCTCTGAGACTAACTCTAAGGCCAGTGAAGTTGTGGCTAAGACCTCTGAGACTAACTCTAAGGCCAGTGAAGTTGCGGCTAAGACCTCTGAGACTAACTCTAAGGCCAGTGCAGTTGCGGCTAAGACCTCGGAGACTAACGCTGCGTCTTGGGCCGCTTCAGTTGGCCTCCCTTCCGCTTCAGGCAAGGCTAACCAAGTGCTCATGCAAAACGGGTCGGCAACCGGCCTTGTTTACCGCAGGTCCCACTACGCCTTCGGCCTGGGTGGTTTAAATAAAACACTCCCAAGCGGATACGATCTAAACGACCTAAGGGAGTCCGGGCTCTACATGGGGCCGGCGATGCTGAACAGGCCCAATAGTGGCCAATTGTGGGCTTATGTTCTTCACCAAGAGCATGGCGGTGCTGGTTATAGCACTCAGATGGCTTTCTCTCTTAACACTGGACCCTATAGGGTCTGGGGGAGGAACTTAACAGGTGGGCTCTGGTCGGCCTGGGTGGAGATGTACCACACGGGTAATCTTGAGGCTCGGCTCGCGCCTATTGAGTCCGCTATAGGCTCAATCAACAGTACAACACCAAGGTTTTCCACAAAGCTCCTATGGTCAGGAGTAGCGGGCACAGGGACCCTCCTAACCCTAAACGATGACGCTTGGAAGTACGAAGGCTTCTCGGGCCTGTACGCAGGGGGGGCACATCACACCCACTTACTTGGGTTACGGGAATTGTGCGCCCTGCCTGCGCAGACACAGATGTACGTTAATGCGGCTCCTAACTATTACATTCTCTGCAAGTTCGAGGATACAGGCACATCCAGGCGGCTCCTCCGCATCGTGGCGTTTGGCGCTAATAGCGGCTTCACCAACTTGTATGGCTACCACCGAATCCCTTAGGAGACCCAATGATCTCAATTGACTTCAACAACGGGATTGTCCAAGCGACTCCCGTTGCTGGGGCGGCTGCTACTGATGCAGTAAGTCGCCTCGTGCTCGGCATGACCCTCAACGAGTGGTTCTATGTGAGCGCCATTTTGTACACCTTCGTGATGACCGGACTGGCCGTCTACAAGGCAATAAAGGAGAACAAACCAAAGGAGTGACGCTATGTCCCAGTCCCTTCTGGAGCAGCTACTGGAGGCAATCGACACCGAGAAAGCCCAGTACATGCTCGCAGACCTCCGCAACCCAGAGAAGCGGACCCCTCAGCTCTACAACGCCATCGAGAAACTGCTGGAACGCCACAAGTTCACCATCAGCAAGTTGACCCCGGTTGAAGGCATCCTCGGTGAGCTGGCATCGGCCCTGGCTGAAGTGCCAACCCTGACCGACGAAGAACAAACCAAACACTAAAAGGAACCCTAATGAGAGCCCTCATAGCGAAAGCTGTGGGGGCTTTTTTCGTTGTGGCCTTGGTCATCGGATTGACCTTCGCACTTGGATACAACGTGCGTGACAACAAGGCAGAGCGGGAAGCCCACACAGCTCTTATTGAACACCAGAAGCAACTGGAGGAGGCGCGTAAGGCGTCCCAAGGAGAACTCAATGCAATATCAACGGACTGGCGGCAAAAGGTCCGCAACACCAAGACTGAAGCTGCTGGCACTGTCGCTGGTTTGCGCGCTGATGGTATCCGCCTGCGGGTCGAACTTGCCGATGCAACAGTGTGTGCAGTCACAGGTAGTTGTGGACCAGGGCCTGATGGAAAAGCCGAGCTATCAGGAAGAGCTTCTGAATTTCTTGTCGGACAGGCCAAACGAGCTGACGACCAAGTAGAGGCGCTGCAAGAGGTCATTCGGACCCTCCAGAAGGAGGCACCTGATGGCCAATAAGGACCAGCAGCACCTTGACCAGATGAAGGCCGATTTTGTGGCCTTCCTATTCGTTCTCTGGATGGCCCTGGGTCTCCCTAAGCCAACCAAGTGCCAGATAGATATGGCCCGCAAGCTGAGCGCCGGGGATAACCGAAGGTTCATCCTCCAGGCGTTCCGAGGGATCGGGAAGTCCTTCATCACCTGTGCCTTCGTGGTGTGGAAGTTGTGGAACAACCCGCAGCTCAAATTTATGATCGTGTCTGCGTCCAAGGAACGGGCCGATGCGAACTCCGTGTTTATCAAGCGGATCATCGACCTACTGCCGTTCCTCCACGAGCTAAAGCCTCGGGCAGGGCAGCGGGACTCAACCATCAGCTTCGACGTTGGGCCAGCCAGTCCTGACCACTCACCCTCGGTGAAGTCGGTTGGTATCACAGGCCAGCTCACAGGTAGCCGTGCTGACATCCTCATCGCGGATGACGTGGAGGTCCCCAACAACTCGGCAACCCAGGCAGCGCGGGAACGGCTCGGTGAGTTGGTGCGAGAGTTCGATGCGATCCTGAAACCGGGCGGTACGATCATCTACCTGGGCACACCTCAAACTGAGATGACCCTGTACCGAGAGCTGGAGAACCGTGGTTACACGACCACCATCTGGCCTGCTCGCTACCCGAAAGACTGGAAGGACCTTGAGAACTACGGGATTCGCCTTGCCCCAATGCTTGCCCGTGAGCTACAGGCAGACCCTGAGGGAACCTTCTGGCAACCAACGGACCCTGTGCGCTTTGACGACACGGACCTTCGGGAACGTGAGTTGTCCTACGGCAAGGGCGGCTTTGCCCTCCAGTTCATGCTCAACCCGAACCTATCGGACGCTGAGCGATACCCTCTGAAGCTGCGTGATTTGATCGTAGCGGCGCTTGATGGCGAGAAGGCCCCTCTGTCCTACCAGTGGCTCCCAAACAACGGGAACGCCCTGGAAGACCTCCCCAACGTGGGGCTGAAGGGTGACCGTTATCACCGCTATCAGGAAGCCAATTCGAGCTTCATGGCCTACGAGTCGCGCATCCTTGTGATCGACCCCAGTGGTCGTGGTAAGGACGAAACGGGCTACGCAGTGCTGTTCCAGCTCAACGGGTACATCTACCTGATGGAGTGGGGCGGTTTCCGTGGCGGCTACGACGATAAGACCCTGGAGGCCCTGGCGAAGGTCGGTAAGAAGTGGAAGGTCAACGAAGTGGTTATCGAAGGTAACTTCGGTGACGGTATGTACCTGAAGCTGTTCACGCCTGTGATGACCAAGGTGCATCGCTGTACGGTAACCGAGGTGAAGTCCAAGGGTCAGAAGGAACTGCGCATAGCGGACGTTCTGGAGCCCGTGCTGGGCAGTCACAAGCTGGTTGTACAGGAGTCGGTGATTGAGGATGAGTACAGGTCTGCGTGTAACCACGATGGCACCTTCGACATCCGCTACTGCGGCTTCTATCAGCTCACCCGCTTGACCCGTGACCGTGGCGCTCTGGCGCACGACGACCGGCTGGATGCCCTGGCAATCGGGGTGCAGTTCTTCGTGGAGAGCATGGAGAAGAACAGCGAGGAAGGCTCAAGTGAGCTTCTTGCGGAGTTCATCGAGAGTCACATGGAAAGTGAGCTGTATGGCGCTGAGGATACCCGCCTGATGCAGCTCATGGGTGGCGATGTGACGATCCAATGGGAGGATGACGGAGGAGGTGGCTCAAACTACCTCGGCTGAAGCCTTAGTGCCCCGTGGCCTCCAAAAACCCTCACTCATAGGTAAGGGGGACTTAAAGTTATATCTCTGTGATGTAGCTTTAGGTCCCGCCTTTTAATCCCCTCACTACAGATAGGAGCGTGCTGGTATGCGTATGGCCAAGGCTATAAGCGTCATCAAGGCCATAGCGACCAACCGTGTCACCTACCGATTTCTCGCTGCACTCCTTACTGCTTTGGGCCTTGCTCAAGGAGCAGCCATCGGTTCTGGCTTGGAGACTGCCGCTTGTTTTTCTTCTGGGTGGCTGTGGCCAGTGATGTCATAGAGGTGGTGATCTTCATTAGAGAGGAGACCACCATCCACATTTAGACCTCGAAGGAAGCCTTCAGAGCCCCTTCGAGTTTCCCGATAGCAAGACGCATATCGCCCCCGTAGAGATCGAAGGTGATCGTCTGCGAGCTGTGCCCCAGGATGTCCTGAGCGATGCTTACTTGGACCCCGTGGTGCTTCATCAGGGACGCCAAGGAGTGCCGCAGGGAGTGGAACGTCAAGCCTTCACCAGACTCCAGATCAAGGATGTCCCTCAGGGTCTCATTGAGAACCCGAGTGAAGTTGTGGCTTGTACGATCAAACAACTTATCAGGGCATGACTCAACGTACTCAAGGAAAGCCTTCAGGTCGAACCCGTAGGCCCCATCCACGAGAGGCACAAGGCGCTTCGAGTGTTTGTTCTTCAGGGACTTGTTCCCAGTCTCGTTCAGGTCGATGACAACCGTGTCACCCACCTTACGGACATCCTCCTTGGTCAACTGGTAGACCTCACCGATGCGAGCCCCAGTGATGATCCCCAGGGACATCGCCCAGCGCTTCCACGAGTCTTCTGGGAGTTGGCCCATAGCATCCATCACCTTCTTAACCTGCTCAGGGGAGAACGCCTTACGGCCACTCTCAGCGCCTTTGCTGATCTTTAGGCCCTTGTTGTAGGTCTTTTCGAGATACCCGCTGTTCACCGCCCAGGTGAAGATGGTCGATATACGGGTGAGTAGCTTGTTCACTGTGAGCGGCTTACGGCCTTCCATAAGGGAAGCCTTCAGGTTGGTCATGTGCTCCCGAGTGTGGGTCCTTAGGTCCAGCTCCTTGCCCTCAGGGTCAGTGAGTGCAGCCGTCAGTGTCTTGCAGGCGCTCTTCATATCCCTTAGTGATGCTGGCTTCAATTGATCAGCCTGCTCAGTTAGGTATAACCCAGCGAGGTAACTGAACGTGACCTCAGGGCCTTTAGACTCGCTCGGTGGCACTTCAGGCTCCACTGGGGCAACCTTAGTAGTCTCTGCCTTCAGTTCCTCAATTAGGTCCCCAAGTGGCTCAGGGTCGCCATTAAGTAGCCGCGCCTGTGCCGCCTGGAGTATCCTCGCGCCCACTTTGATAGCTTTGACCTGACTGGAAGTAACCGGCTGGGTCGCAGCGATGTGCTGAAGGTCCTCAAGCAGCTCGGAGTAATCCATAGCCTTCGCTTCACGGTCCCCCAAGGAGATCAGCTCCCATAGCGTGTTTTCAGCCAGTTCCTTCAGTGGACCCACCAGCTCCTCCCAGGAGTCCTCAGGGCGGTCCAGATGGAAAACCTTCAGGGTGGCCTGGATTCGACGGGTATGGCGCATGGCGGTATCTCTGAGGCGGGTACGGAGGGAGAGCGTTATGGACTTCTTAGAGGTGCCCGATGGGCGAAGACGCAGGTAATAGACACCAGACCGGCGATACACCCAAGGTGCAGCCATAGGGCAGGCCAACTGGTGACAGGTTTCTAACACTATTCTAACATGCTGGCCTAATTCAGGGCGCTCACGCACTGGCTTCATACGGTTAAAACCTCAAGTAAACAAAGGGTTAGGCGTGTGAAGAGGTCATTTTCGGAGGGTTCACCTTGGTAGAGTACGTAGTTTCCCTCGATAAGCTCGGCAATCACGATGTTGAGCACGTAGGGGGCAAGAACGCATCCCTCGGCGAGATGATCAGCAACCTTGCCGGTGCCGGAGTTTCGGTGCCTGGCGGTTTCGCCACTACGGCCCAGGCCTATCGCGACTTTCTCGAACTGAGCGGCCTGAACGATCAGATTCATGCGGCGCTTGACGCGCTGGATGTCGATGACGTTAACGCCCTTGCCAAGACCGGCGCGCAGATCCGTCAGTGGGTGATGGATGCTTCTTTCCCTGAAGAGCTGAACACGCAAATTCGCACTGCTTTCGCAGTCATGGCCAATGGCAACGAAAACATGGCTGTTGCTGTGCGCTCCTCGGCCACTGCCGAAGACCTTCCGGATGCCTCGTTTGCCGGCCAGCAGGAAACTTTCCTGAACATTCGTGGTGTGGAAAACGTCATTCGCGCCGCCAAAGAAGTGTTTGCCTCCTTGTTCAATGACCGCGCCATCGCCTATCGCGTGCATCAGGGCTTTGACCACAAACTGGTCGCCCTGTCTGCCGGTGTGCAGCGCATGGTGCGCTCGGAAACGGGAACCGCTGGGGTGATGTTTACCCTGGATACCGAATCAGGCTTCCGTGATGTGGTGTTTATCACTGGCGCGTATGGCCTTGGCGAAACCGTGGTGCAGGGCGCGGTTAACCCTGACGAATTCTATGTGCACAAGCAGACGCTGGAAGCCGGTCGCCCGGCCATCCTGCGCCGCAACCTGGGCAGCAAAGCTATCAAGATGATCTACGGCGACGAGGCCAAGGCCGGTAAGTCGGTCAAGGTCGTCGATGTAGATCGCGCTGAG